ATTAAATCTAGGCAAGAGGTTTTAATTTGGACTGATACATCCCTGTATAGCATGCAGTTTATTGGGCCACCGCTCACCTTTGCATTAAATCTTATTAACGAAGGAGCTGGTTTAATAGGACCCAAAGCTGTAGTAAATGCACCGAATGGTGTATTTTTTATGTCAAAAAACGCTTTTTACTTTTACAACGGCTCAATAAAAAAATTAAATTGTAGCGTGCAAGATTTTGTTTTTTCTGATTTAGACGTAGATCAATCTTTCAAATGTTTTGCTGGATTAAATGAAGAATTTTCTGAAATATGGTTTTTTTATCCATCACAAACAGACGATACCGATGAAATATCCAGATACGTTATTTATAACTATGAGGAAAATTCATGGAGTATAGGATCTTTAAAAAGATACTCTTGGTTAAATCCTGGTATTAACGAAAAACCTTTGGTTGCTGGCGAAACCTCATCAACCAAAGTTATTTATCAACATGAAACTGGATCAAATGACGACTTGAGTTCTATGGATAATGTTTTTATAGAATCAGCTGACATAGATATAACAGACGGAGATAATTTTGTTTTTCTTAAAAAAGTAATACCAGATATTCTTTTTCAAAACGATTTGGGTTCAAACCCAGATCCAGCTTTAAACATAGTGGTCAAAAGAAGAGATTTTAATAATGAGACTCTTACCACTGATTCAACCACTCAAATTAAAAACAGTTCTACATTTTCAAGTTTAAGAACCAGGACAAGGCAATTTGTATTACGATTTGAGTCGGATGATGACAATACAGAGGCAGATAGAAAAGATTTTAAATGGAGATTGGGTAATACTCGTATAGATATACAACAATCTGGACGTAGGTAATGGGTAAATTATTACCAACCCGACTTCCGCAGGCCCAAGGAACGGAAGTTTCTATTGATACTTTCAATAGGCTTGTAAGAGTTTTAGAGTTAAACTTAGGAGCAGAGGATCCAGATGTCATCCGGAGCTTTACAAATACTGAGCTTGGCGAATTGCAATTCGCTACTGGAGCGATTATATTTAACTCTACAACAGAGGTTCACCAAGGCTTTGATGGCACTGAGTTTAGAAACCTTTATGAACACCAGACATACCCAACTGGTTTGTCTGCGACGGCAAGCATAGGAGCTGTAACAGTAACGATAGGATAGATATGAAACCAAACGCTGATAATTTACTTAAAGCAACTCAAATGGCATCAACTATGGCTCCAATGTCCGGAACTGCTGGCATGATGACAACAGGTGCCTTGAGAATGGGTCCAGCCCTTAAAGGAGCTATATCTAACAGAGAAATGCAATTATTTGAAAATGCAATGCCAAACGCAAATATAAATTTTGTAAATCAAATTACAGGTCCCACTAAAGGAGCTATATCTAACAGAGAAATGGAATTACTTGAAAATGCAATGCCAAATCTAACTCCCGATCAACAATCTTTAAATAACATGTCTATGAATTTTGTAGATCAAATAACAGGTCCAACCAAAGGCGCTATTTCTAACAGAGAAATGGAAATGTTAAGAAATATTAGTCCTAGTAACAAACAATTCGATATTGAAATAGATGGCAAAAATTATAATTTTGGTTTTGATGGCCAACCCACCGATGAGGCAATACAAATGCTTAGAGATAGATTGGGCGTTACCAAGGGAGCTATATCAAATGCAGAAATGGAATTATTAGAGCAGGCTCAAATGTCAACAGATCCCGAGGAAAGAGAAGGCTTGATGTCTTTGATAGAAAAATTGCAGGCCCAGGCAAATGCACCCTTGGGTGAAATAGCACAAGAACTAGCGGCTATGGGTGGCGGAGAAGATACAGCCTTGGCCCATGTTAGACCAGGTGAAGTGGTTGTCCCTCCAGAAATTGTGGAAGATCCAGAGGTTGAGAGTTTGTTAGAAAGCAAGTTTAACCAAATGGGTATCAACCCCGAAGAGGCTGTAGTCGGTGTAGGTATAGCAAGCCTAAACCCTAGCACAGGTTTAGAACAGTTTGGTTTCTTTAAAAAGATAGGTAAAAAACTAAAAAAAGTAGTAAAAAAAGTAGCGCCAATTGCGGCTTTTATTCCTGGAGTCGGAACCGCTTTAGGTGGTGTATTGGGTGGCATTGGTGGTGGCATTGGTGGCGCGCTTGGCATGTCTGGCACAACTGGATTGGGCGGCTTAATTTCAAGCGGAGTAAAAGGTTTAGCAGGTTTAGGCATACCAGGAGTTTCTTCAATCGCTGGTGGTGCAACCGCAGGAAATTTTGGAGGTATAGCAAATGCCCTAACCACTAAATCTGGTTTACTCGGTGGAGGTATGTTCGGCGAGACAGGATCTTCTTATTTTGGAGGTCCAGAGGCAGGCAAAGGTTTAGCAAATAAGTTTGGTTTAGGCAGTGGAACTATGTCACAAGTAGAGGCCGCACAAGCGGCAGAGCAAGCAGGTGGTGCAAACTTACTAGGTAGGGTCGCAGGATCATTCGCTGGGTCGGGCGGTGCTGGTTTTGGTGGTTTAGGTGGTTTGGGTGATATAGCTAAAATTGGTGGCATAGGAGCCTTGGCCGCAGGACTTGGCAAACTGGCTTACGATGAGGCCAAAGATCAAAAAGGCGTGCCTTTAGTTCCACTAACAACCATGGACGCTACAGGCAGATACAATATAGAGGCCGAGATAGCCAGAAGAATGGGCCAACAAGCACCGAATCCTGTTGAGTTTGGTTTATTACCCCAAGGAACTTTTCCAGAGTTATCTGGTGGTAAACCAAGAGGTATGTATGGCGGTGGCATGGTTATGCCAATGGCTTACGCCGAAGGCGGTAATGTAGCCATGGAAGATTTTGAAAGAATGAATGGTTACATAGACGGCCCAGGCACAGAAACAAGTGATGACATACCGGCCATGTTAAGTGACGGCGAGTTTGTAATGACAGGCCAAGCAGTCCGTGGAGCGGGGAGTTTTGACATGCAAAATCAAGGCGGTATAGTCACATTGACACCCAACGGTTCACCCGACAGAGAAAACGGCACTGACTTAATGTATCAACTCATGGAGGTATTCAGCGGACAAGCACGTCCTGCGTAAAGAAATTATATGAGTGAAATACGTTTTAATCCAATAACAGGCGAACGAGAGATTATTGATCCAAGAGGTGGTCGCATACCAGATATTAATACAATCCCAGGTAGGAGACCAGCGGTGAGGCCTACAAGAATACCACCAAATATATTACAAGGCATTGGTAAACTACCGCGTTTTAATTTAGATTTTTCAAAACTGCCTGGTGTAAATTCTGGATCTTTAGGCGGTCCTATGGAGTTTGGTGAGGCTAGAAAAAGAGCAATAATGACTGGTGGCCCTATGCCAAACATGGAAGATTATGATATGTCTCCATTAGGACCACGCATCGGTAACGATAAAAGAGTTATACCTTTGCCAGAGGGTGTTACTCCGTTACCAAGCATGGTAAATCCTGGAGATAGATTAATGCCTATGCCAGTTGGAGATCCCGTGCCTTTTGTTCCACCAGTTCAAGCTACT